TTATCAGGAGATGCGCCTACTACAGAAGGTGGCGTTGTTGCCACTGATGCGACTGTTAAGGAGTTCAAATCAGACTCAACAACCACAGCTACTATATCTGATGGTGGTATAGTAATCGATGGCGATAATGCAGATACGGCTGAAAAAATCCACACTAGCATAATCAACATCGAAGATCACGGCTTTACCTTAGGTCAAGCAGTTCAGTATAGTGCAGAGGGCTTGGGAATAGTTGGCGGTCTAGAAGATGGTAAAACATATTTCGTGATTCCTGTAACTAAATCAGAGGGCACAAGTTACACTACTGGTGGCTCTGTTACTGGCGACACAACAGACGCAGTTAAACTAGCGGCAACACTTGCTGATGCTCAGAATCATCTTGATGTGGCACCTAAGAATATCACTTTATCCTCTCTAGCGGGAGAAACTTCGGTAAATTCTAAGTTGTCTCCATTCACTGAATTGAACATAACTGTTGACTTCACTGAAAGATTTAAAGGAATTGTAGGCAATATTGTTGCGTCTACTTATGAGATACAGTGGGGCGATGCTGGGCTATTTGACACTGCTCCTGCCGCAAACACTACTCACCTAGTCGTTAGAGATGCAGACGGAAAACTTAGTGGCACAGCTGGAGCAATTCTAGAGATTTATGAAGGCATTTCTGATCAGCCTAATGCAGTCAAGCCAGACGGATCATCTAACTACGCTGTAAACGTGTTAGAGCAGTCTTCTAGATGGATCAAAACTACTGATGCGATTATCGATACTACAGGATTCACACTATGTAGATCAAGTAAGGTAATGTCTGGTGGTGCTGACGGCAATGACGAAACAACCGCCACTATCGGAGAACTAGCATTTGGCTATGATCTTTATAAGGATCCTGCTGATGTAGATATTTCGTTTATACTTCAAGGTAAAACGAGAGATGTCCACGTTTTGGCTAACTACATTATCGATAATGTTGCTGAAGTTCGTAGAGATTGTGTAGCATTTATCTCACCACAGTTGGAAGACAATACTGTTGAGGAAGTGGTAGCATTCTCTAACGCAATAACTAAGAGTTCTTATGCTGTTGTTGACAGTGGATATAAATATCAGTACGACAAGTATAATGACGTATACACATACGTTCCTTTGAATGGCGATATTGCAGGACTTTGTGCTAGAACAGACGATCTAAGAGATCCTTGGTTCTCACCTGCGGGATATAACAGAGGTAATGTTAAGAATGTTGTTAAGTTACAATTCAATCCTAACAAATCAGAAAGAGATTTACTCTACAAAAACGGAGTAAATCCAGTAATCACACAGCCTGGTCAAGGCACTGTATTATTTGGTGATAAGACCTTCACTGGTGTTACTAGCGCATTTGATAGGATTAATGTTCGAAGATTGTTCATTGTTCTTGAGAAGACTATTGGTAGTGCGGCTAAATCAACATTATTCGAGTTTAACGATGAGTTCACTAGAGCGCAATTCGTTAACTTGGTTGAACCGTTCTTGAGAGACGTTCAAGGTAGACGTGGTATCTATGACTTTAAAGTAGTTTGTGATGCATCAAACAATACGCCTCAAGTGATAGACACTAACCAATTTGTTGGCGACATTTACATCAAGCCAGCACGTTCTATCAACTTTATTCAGTTGAACTTTGTAGCTGTTAGATCAGGCGTAGAGTTCTCTGAGATCGTTGGTGCGGCTTAATAAATAACTAGACAACAAACAAGGAGATAAAAAACGATGGCTTTCAACATCAATGAAATTAAAAGCCAACTGACCTTCGGGGGTGCCAAAGCATCCCTGTTCCAGGTAGCGATCACAAATCCTATCAACGGAGCAGGTGATTTGAAGACACCGTTTATGGTACAAGCGGCACAGATCCCAGAAGCAACTATTGGTACAATTGAGATTCCTTATTTTGGGCGTAAAGTTAAGGTAGCTGGCGACAGAACATTCGCTGAGTGGACTGTAACTATCATCAATGATGAAGACTTCTTAATCCGTAACGCTATGGAAGAATGGATGGCTTCAATCAATTCACATGAAGGCAACGTAACTTTGGGCGGTGCAAGTGCATCTGAGTATAAAGCTCAAGCACAAATCACACAGTACTCAAAAACTGGTGCACCACTTAGAACATACAACTTTAACGGCTTATTCCCAACAAGCGTAGCTGCTATCGGTATGGATTGGAGCACAACTGACGATATCGAAAGATTCGATGTTACCTTCCAATACGATTGGTGGAATGTTTCTGGTGGAATCACTGGGGACGGCGGTACAAACACATAAACTTGATAACTATAATCAGGGGAGAGTACCCCTCTCCCTTAATTAAAGGATAAACTATGGCTGAACTATTTGGATTTTCGATTAAACGCAAAGGCAGTGAATCAGGAGACAAGAACATACCGTCTTTTATTCAGCCCAATGCTGATGAAGGCTCTATTGACATTGCCGCAACAGGCACTGCCGCTAGTAGCTATCTGGACTTAGCAGGAAACGCAAGATCAGAAGCAGAACTCGTACAAAAGTATAGAGGAATGCTACAGCAACCAGAAGTCTCACAAGCAGTAGACGACATTGTGAATGAGGCTATCAGTATAGCGTCTGATCAAAGAGTAGTCGAGTGTGTTACGGATGATGTAGACTTACCAGACAACATCAAGAAGAGAGTTAGAGAAGAGTTTGATAATGTACTTAAACTTTTGGACTTCTCCTCTACTGGATATGATACATTCCAGAAGTGGTATGTTGACGGAAGATTAAATTATCATGTTATGATTGATATAAAGCAACCCAAGAAAGGTATTCAAGAGTTGCGCTATATTGATCCAAGAAAGATTCGTAAGGTCAGAGAATTTGACTCATTGAAGCCTGGAAACAATTCAGGCGATAACAAGTTCCTCACTAAACGAATAAAGAACGAATATTATCTATATAGTGAAAAGGGATTTTTAAACCAGGCGTCAAGTTCGCAGTCTAGTGGTAATGCCAACGATATTCAGGGGTTGAAGATAGCAGTAGACTCTGTTGTTCATGCTAATTCTGGACTAATGAATGAGACTAATTCACTAATTATTTCTCACTTACAGAAGGCACATAAGCCTCTGAATCAGTTGAGAATGATGGAAGACGCTGTAGTTATTTACAGAATATCTAGAGCACCAGAACGAAGAATTTTCTATATCGATGTGGGTAATCTGCCTAAGATGAAAGCAGAGCAATATCTACGAGATATGATGACTAAGCATAAGAATCGCTTGGTTTATGATGCCGCTACAGGTGACGTTAAAGATGATCGCAGACATATGAGTATGACTGACGATTTCTGGTTACCTAGAAGAGAGGGTGGAAAGGGTACTGAGATCACTACATTGCCCGGTGGACAGAATCTAGGTGAACTAGATGACGTACTATACTTCCAGAAGAGATTGTTTAAGTCTCTTAATGTGCCCATCTCTCGTATGGAATCAGACGCAGGATTCTCTTTAGGTAGAGCAACAGAAATATCTAGAGATGAGATTAAGTTTAGTAAGTTTATCAACAGACTGAGATCACGATTCTCAGCATTGTTTGATAAGATACTTGAGAAGCAGTTGATACTTAAAGGAATCATTAAACCTGAAGAGTGGGCAGCCATTCAAGCCTCTATCAGATATGATTTCATGCAAGATAACTACTTCGAAGAGTTAAAAGAGAGTGAAGTCTTGAGAGAAAGATTAAATCTTCTACGAGACATTGACGATTATGTTGGTAAGTACTACTCAGCAGAATGGGTAAGAAAAAATGTTCTCATGATGAACGAAGACGAAATCGAGCAGATGAGAGACCAGATCCAACAAGATGACGAAGATTCAGAAGATGCGGAAGATAATATCTCAGATGAAGACATCTAAACAGTAATTGTGATAAAATATAAATAAACTTATAAGTAAGGAGATAGATATGAGTGTTAGTGATTTGATTAGGAATGCGACAGAAAAAGACGCAGGTACGTTTGAGAATACTTTTAATAGTGTTATGGCAGACAAAATGACAGCGGCTATCGAAACAAAATACGACTCTATGTTTGGAGCATCCACTGATTCAGTGGAAGTAGACGTAGAAGCAGACACAGAATAATAAAGGAATCAAAATGAAATCTTTTAAGCAGTTCACAGTAGAGACAGTTAGCAAACCTACAGGAGAATTTGACTCTGCTACTTCAGCGGGCATTCAAAACTTTGTAGATAAGCATCTCGTAGATGTTATAGAACTTCCAGATGGATACAAGCAAGCAGAAGTACTCGATCTCAAGAAAGAAAATGAGAAGACGAGACCAGCTGATCATCCTAATGATGAAGTTGAAGAAGTCTACGAAGCTGTCGAGTTCACTGAAGAAGAGATGACTGACGCACAGAAAGAGAAGCGTGAAGTGATTGTTAAGGAACTCAAAAAGAAAATGAGTGAGTTCAAAGATCGTTACGGTGATAAAGCTACTGATGTATTGTATGCGACTGCTACTAAGATGGCAATGAAAGATGACGAAGAAGACGAAGAAGAAGTTGAAGAGTCTTACAAAGAAGGCTACTACTCAGAAGGCGTTATCTCTGACTTAGAGAAGATCGTTAAAACTAAGAGCATGGGCGAAGTCAAGTTCAAAGATGGCAAGAAGCAGAAGATTGATCTTTTCTCAGCATCTGCTGTGCTTAATGCTTACAAGCAGTTGAACACTGCTAATAAGAAGAAAGTTGAAGGTATGTTAGCTGATCAAGGCAAGTTCAAACAGTTCGTATCTTTCGCAATGCAAGCAAGCAAATAAGGAATAGATATGAGCTTACTAATCAAAGAAATTGTTGAAGACGTAGAATATATCACTGAAGCCAAAGAAGATGGTACTAAGCAGTACTTCATCGAAGGCATCATTATGCAAGGTGACATCAAGAACCGTAATGGTCGTATGTATCCTAAAGAGATCCTTGCTAAAGAAGTAAAGCGATATAACGAAACTTACGTTGAGAAAAACAGAGCATATGGCGAGTTAGGGCATCCAGCAGGTCCAACGATTAATCTTGATCGTGTATCTCATATGTTTACAGAGTTAAGACAAGAAGGTTCTAACATCGTTGGTCGTGCTAAAGTAATGGACACACCAATGGGTAAGATCGTTCAGAACATCATGGACGCAGATGGTACTTTAGGTATTTCATCTCGTGGCATGGGTTCAATCAAACAGAATAAGAGTGGTATCATGGAAGTCCAGAGTGACTTTATGTTAGCTACCGCAGGGGATATTGTAGCCGATCCATCCGCACCAGACGCTTTCGTTAAGGGAGTTATGGAAGGTGTAGATTGGATTTACGATGTAGCTTCTTCTTCATGGGAAGTGGCGAACGCATTTGACGAGATCGAAGAAGAGATCAAACAGACTGCAAAAGTCTCTACTAAAGAGCTAGAGATCAAAGCAGCCGCATTGTTTGAGAAATTTGTACGTTCTTTGTCGAAATAGAAATTTGTATAAATAGTAATATTGAGCTATCAATTACTTTAAAAGGAGAAGTTAAATGAGTGAATTAGAAAAAGACGTTAATGATCTTGATCTAGGCCTCGAGGAAGCGAAGGAGACTGGTACTGATGCAGTAGCAGCCGACGCCGTAACCCCAGAGGGTGGACAAGAAAAGAAACGTAAAAGCGATAAAAAAGTTAAAGGCGAAGTTGCCGATAAGTCTGACGAAAAGACACCAGAAGGCAGTGTAACTGGTGGAATGTCAGAAGCTGTTGAGCGTTTGTTTGAAGGTTCAGAATTTTCTGAAGACTTTAAATCATCTGCTGTTGCAGTATTCGAAGCCGCAGTACACGAAAAAGTACTAGCTGAGACAGCAACTTTGGAAGAGAAATTTGAAAGCGATCTTCAAGAGCAAGTTGACAAGTCTGTTGAAGAGATTGTAGAAAAAGTAGACCAGTATCTAGATTACGTTATCGAAAACTGGATGGATGACAATCAAGTAGCAGTTGAAAGCAACATTAAAGTAGAAGTTGCTGAATCATTACTTGGTAGCATCAAAGGTCTTGTATCTGAGCATAACCTTGAAATCGATCAAGAAACTGTTGACTTAAACGCTGAACTTGAAGTTGCTCTTGAAGAGTCTAAAGTTAAGTATAATGAGTTAGTAGCTGAAATGATTGACGTTAAGGAAGCTAAGTCACAAGCTGATCTAGAAGTCGCATTCAAAAATGTTTCTGAGGAATTAACAGACACTCAAGCGGAAAAATTGCGTGTTCTCTCAGAAGGTATTTCTTTTGAATCAACTGATGATTACTCTAAGAAATTAGAAGCAATCAAGCAAAACTACTTTGTAGAGTCTGCTCCAGTTGTAACAGAAGAAGAAACTGATCTTCTACAAGAAGAGACTGCGGAAGAAGTAGCACCTGCTTTAGATAACTCTATGGCAAGTTATGCTGAGTCGCTAGCCCGCTTTAGCAAGAATTAAATTTTTATAAATAGTAATAAGTAAAAAAATCTCAAATAAAGGAGAACCATAATGAGAAATGAAGAATTAATGAATAAGTGGAAGCCGATTCTAGAGCATTCTGCTCTTCCAGGCATCCAAGATAGCCATAAGGCTGCTGTTACAGCAACTCTTTTGGAAAACACTGAAGTTGCTATTCAAGAAGGCTCGACTTTCGGTCACGGCAGTCTTTTAGAAGCGGCTCCAACTAACGCTGTTGGCGACAACATGACCGGCAATGTAAAGGGTTATGATCCAGTATTGATCTCTTTAGTTCGTCGTGCAATGCCTAACTTGGTTGCATACGATATCGCTGGTGTTCAGCCAATGACTGGACCTACTGGTCTTATCTTTGCTATGCACTCAAAGTATGCTTCACAGGTACACGGTGGCGGTGATGAAACTAATACTCAAGCATTCTTGAACGAGCCAAATGCTAAGTACTCTGGTACTTCTGCTGGTGTTGGTCTTGGTACTGCTGCCGCAGAAGCACTTGGTGGTGCAGAAGTCTCTATTGATGCTACTAGTGCTGGTTTGGTTACTGAAAGCAACCCAATCCCAGAAATGTCTTTTCAAATCGATAAAGTATCTGTAACTGCTAAATCTCGTGCATTGAAAGCTGAATACTCTTCAGAATTAGCACAGGATCTTAAAGCTATCCACGGTCTTGACGCTGAAACTGAGTTAGCAAATATGCTTTCTACTGAATTGCTTGCTGAAATCAACCGTGAAGTTGTTGGTGCAGTTAAGAATTCTGCTACTCCTGGTACCGGTGGTGCTACTGGTGGTACTTTCAACCTTGACGTTGATGCAAATGGCCGCTGGTCAGTTGAGAAGTTCAAAGGTTTGATGTTCTACATCGAGAAAGAAGCTAACAAGATTGCTCTTGACACTAGACGTGGTAAAGGTAACTTGATCCTATGTTCATCTGATGTTGCTTCTGCACTTCAAATGGCTGGTGTTCTTGATTACGCTCCCGCTATTGACTCTGCAGGCTTAAACGTAGATGCTACTGGTAATACTTTTGCTGGTGTTCTTAACGGTCGTTACAAAGTATATGTTGATCCATATGCCGGTAGTGAGTTCTTAGTAGTTGGTTATAAAGGTACTTCAACCTTTGATGCTGGTATCTTCTATTGCCCATACGTTCCATTACAAATGGTTCGTGCAGTTGGCGAGAACAGCTTCCAATCTAAGATTGGTTTCAAGACTCGTTACGGCATGGTTGCTAACCCATTCGCTACTAAAGGATTAGGTTTTGGTGGCGCAGTAGGAACTGACGACAACGTCTACTACCGTAACACAGTAATTTCTAACTTACTATAAGAGTTATTAATACTAAGATTCGGGTTAACCGAACGAATTTGGGGGATCTTTCGAGATCCCCTTTTTTTGTGCATATAAATAAGTATATACTAGAGGAATAATATATGTCTACATTAACAACAAATCATAACTTTTTGTCTCCAGTCGATTTCAAGCTTGTAATCGACAGGTTGCCTAATGTTGAGTTTTTTGTGAAAGGGGCAACTATTCCTGGTATCACATCTGGAACCACAGCGATGCCAACTCCGTTTAAAAACTACGATAATCCTGGTGACAAGTTAGTCTATGATGACTTCACAGTAAGTATCATATGTGATGAGGATATGAAAGCGTTTAAAGAAGTGTCTGATTGGTTAGTCGCATTGACATCGCCAGAAGACTTCGCACAGTACGCTAGTTTGAAGCCAAAGACATTTGGAAGAGGCGGGGAGCCAGTCAACAATTTAGGTGATGGTGTCAAATCAGACGGTTCTCTGATTGTACTAAATAGTAATAAGAATGCTAATGTCACTATTAAATTCTCTGATATGTTTCCGATATCAATAGGATCTATTTCGCTAGACAATGCTTCAGACTTGACACCACCAGTATTTGATATAACATTTAAGTATGGGAAGTATGATATAGTAGTCTGATTACGCAACACTTTTATTATGGAGATTATGAATGAAGCTAGAAGATATATGCGAAGCATGGGAAAAAGACGGTCCCGTTGATACGATAAACATCACGAACGAGTCTGCCAATACACCAAAACTTCACAACAAGTACTTCAAGATATACATGGGCGAGGGATATATTCTTCGCAAGATGAAGGCTGACTACAAGAAGTTATTCAAGCTAAAAACTGAATACTACAGAGGCGAACTCGATGTCACTGAGTTAGCACAGTTTGGATGGCAACCCCAACCCCTTAAAATTCTCAAGCAAGACATCCCCTCATATCTAGAAGCTGATGACGATATTATTGAGTCGTCTCTGAAGATTGGCGCACAAGAACAGAAAGTAG